TGGAACGGTAAGCGCCTTGGGCGTTTCCCCTGTTGGGGATTGCGCCGACGGTGAGCGCCTGGCGAGAGGCTTCCAGCTGGCGACGGAAGTGGCCCAGAAAGTTTCAGCAGAAGTGTTTAAGTCTGTTGTGACGGGCGATGGGAGTTGGGTGCTGGATCGTTGGTTGTTCTGTTTCCATTCCGCCAGTGATGGTGAGCTTATTCCGCATGCCCGCATGATCAACCGCCGTGCCGGGGTGGCAACGCTGGAAGAAATGGCAAGCCGCATCGGGGGTGCCGGTGTGCATGCCACGAACGGCGAACTCACCCAGCTGGCTCAAGCCTGCCTGGCGCGGCTGCAAGACCGTGCCGAACGTGGCATGAACCCCCGAACGCACTGACCTTATGGCCCCGCTTTGGGGCCTCCTTTTATGATTGGAGCCCTCCATGGCGGTGAAAGATGCTGTCGTCAGCCTTGTGCTGAAGGCCAAGAACGCGATCAGCCCCAGTGCGGATGACGCCACAGAGTCTCTGCGTGATTTGGACAATCAGGCGGAGCAGCTCTATGACGAATTGAAGGAACTGGAAAAGCAGCAGGCAGCGGCCAAGGGCTGGAAAGAGGTAGAGGAAAACGCGAAGGGCACCAGCAAGGCGCTGGAGAAAGCGGTAACAGCCTATGAAAATCTGAAGAATGAAGGGAAGCAGGCAGGGCAAACGCAGGCGCAGTATGCCCTTGCTGTGCGGCAGGCCAGAACGGCGCAAAGCATCGCCAACACAGAGTACAACCGTGGCCAGCGTGAACTGGCGAAATATTCCCGCACGCTGAGCAAGGCCGGTATCGACACCAATGAGCTGGGGCAGGCGGAAGATCGCATCCAGAAGGAACTGGATCAAACCCAGCAGAAGCTAAGCAAAGCCACCGCAGAGGCCCGTGAGCATGGTGAAGCGCTAGAGCGTGCCAGCGCCAAGGGTAACCGCTTCGGCAGTGCCATGGCGGGCATCAAAGGCAAGCTGCTGGGGTTGGCGGCGGGCTTTGGCATCTTCCAGACGCTGCGGGCAGGCATTACCAAGCTGGTTACGGCGGGTAGTGACCTGGAGGAACTTGAGCGGCAGTTCGGTGCGCTCTATGGCTCCATGGAAGAAGGCCGCCGCGTGCTGGCTGAAGTGGACCGCATTGCCGAGCGCAATAGCCAGAGTCTTGCCGATACGGCGCAGGCGGCGCGGCGGTTACAGGTGGCGGGCATTGACCCCCTGAACGGTTCCCTGCAAAGCCTGATCGATACGAATGCTAAGTATGGTAGCGGTGCGCAAACACTGGACACCGTGATCACTCAGCTGGGCCAAGCCTGGCAGAGTGGTCGATTGCAGCTGGAAGAGCTGAACAGCATTACCGATTCCGGCGTCCCCATTATGGAGGCCTTGGGCACGATCACGGGCAAATCGGGCGCGGAAATCCGCGACATGGCCAGCGCCAGCGAGCTTGGGCGGGATGCGCTCACCCAGTTGATCGATGAGCTTGGGCGGATGTCCGAAGGGGCCGGTGCCGATCGGGCGAAAAACTTTACCGGCATTGTGGCTGGCCTGCGTAAAGAAGTGACGGATTTCTTCCAGGAGGCAGCGAAGTCTGGCTCGCTGGATGCGCTGAAGGACCGGTTGAAAGAGCTGTTGGACACTCTGCGTGATATGCAGAAAGACGGCAGCATTAAAGAGTGGGCGCAGGACTTTTCCGACTCGTTTACCACCGCGCTGGCCACGGCGCAGGCCTTCGGGGCGGCCATTGCCATTGTGTGGAATGGTATTACTGCTGCGTTTGGCACAGCGGTGGCTACCCTGTCTGGGCAATTGGCTGTTTTCACATCAAGCATGGCTAAAGCGCTTGATGCGGTAGGGGCAGATAAGTGGGCGGCGGAAATGCAGTCCGTTGCTGACACATTTAGTGAAACATCGCGGAAGTGGGTTAAGTCCATAGAAGAAGATGGCGACGATATCAAACGTCACTTCGGCACCCTTGCCGAAGCGGTTACCACTTCCTCCAGAAAAGCGTCGGCAGAGCAACAGAAGGCCAGTGGCGAAGCCCGAGACCAGAGCATTGATGACCTGGATGCCGTTATTGATAAGGCTTTTGAGGCCTCGCAGGAGCAAAGCGCGGCGTTTGAGCAGGCTGCAATTGCCGCTGAGATCCGCTTGGGCGGGGCGTTAAAGGGCCTTGGTCTGGATATTCAGAAACTGAAAACCGGCATTTCTTCGGTAGAACGCGAGGCGATTGATTCTTTCGGCACCGCGGCGCTGGCGATCGAAGATGCTGGCTACAAGGGAAAGGAAGCAGCGGATTTGCTGGTGCAAGCGTGGTTGGCGGCGTACCAGAAGCTGGAAAGCGAAGAGGCCCAGGCGGATCTGATTAAGCGCACGGACAGCGCGTTAATGGATCACCTGAAAACGCTGGAGCAATACAAGCAGACGCTGGAAGGCACCGCCGAAGCAGCCAGCGATATGTTGGAGCGCACCAAGGCCGCGATTGAATCCACACAGAAAACCACCGAGCAAGCCACTGCTGGCGAAAACCAAAAAGCGCAGGCCGCCCAAAAAACCACGCAGGCCTACCAGCAGCAAGGCCAAGCCGCGCAAGAGGTGGGCAACAAAGCCCAACAAGGCGCCAGCAAGGCGGGTAGCGCCGGCGCTGCGTTGCTGCAAATTTTTACTGGTATCCGCCAAAGCTTCTACGACACCGGCGAGGGAGCGGGGGAACTGTTCGACCGACTCTACAAAGAGCAAACAGACTTTGCTGTGTTGAGCATCGGCACCTGGCTGAAAACGGTTTACGAGACAAAAGCGGCAGTGCAGGAACAAGTGACCAGCGCGCAGGAAAATTACGACCGTGCCATGGCGCGTCAAGGTGGCAACCTTAACAGCTTCCTGCGTGCGGCAAGCCGGGCAAAGCAGGGGGCTAAGCTGCTGGGCGAAGAGAAGCTGTCCACCCTGAAGTCGGCGATTGAAAGCGCCAAGCAGCAGCTCGATGGCCTGGCCGACAGTGCGGCGAGTACCACGGAGAGCCTACGCACCGAGCTGATCAACATGAACGGCACCGCGCAGGATATTGAGCGGCGGCGGTTTGAGGAACGGCAGAAGGATCTGCAGCGGCAAATGAAAGCCGCGTCCGAGCAAGGGGCAAGCCGGGCGGCCCGTGAGTACGCCGAGGCCATGAAGATCAACGAGCAAATTTACCGCCAGCGCGTACAGGACCTGAAACAGGAAGAAGTGAAGGCGCAGGCCGATGCGCGGCAACAACGCATCCAGCAGGCGCAAGGGCAAGCCGGCGGCCAGCAGGCAACGACCCAGCCTAATACGCCCACCCAGCGTGTTGAAATTGCGCTACCGAATGGCGGTACGTCTTCACTGTCCGGTGATCCGGATGACGTGAACAGGCTGATGGAATTCCTGAATGAAGCCGGCATGAGGGCAACGCAGTGACGCTTGATGAGATCGACCTCACCGACAACCTAATCTGGCAAGACGAATTCAGCCACAACGGCGTGGCCCAGGCTCAAGAGCGCAGCCTCACTGGCGGCATGATTATTCAAAGTGGCGTGAAGCAGTACGGCCAGGCAGTGACGCTGGTGGGCTGGCTGGAACGGGCCACGCTGGATGCTCTGGTGGCCAAAGAATCTGCAGGGTTGGGTGCAATGGAGCTCACGTTGGATGACGCCCGTGAATTTTCCGTTGTGTTTGACCGCGCCCGGGGTGTTGCCGTTGAGGCCACTCCGATTAAAGAACACACCCATATCAGCCTGGAGCCGGGGGCGTGGTACACCGCGACCCTCCGGCTGCTGACTGTAGAGCCCCCGCAATAGGAGCCCCCGCGTGGCGATCACAAGCGACGATATCAAACTGATGCAGCCCGAACGGCTCACCGACAATGAAGATGGCGGTGGGCAGATGACGGGTAACGAGGTGATTGATGGCGATATCAATAACCTCTTCGAGGACATTTCCCGTGTGGACAGAACCTACGGTGAAGTGAGCTTGCGTAAGGCGTTTTTGAAAGTGGATACCGCAACCACAGACCTTTACCTGGATGCGCACTCTATTTTGAGTGCCCAGCCGCTGGACCCGAATGTGTCTGGTTTGCTGTTTACCACGCAGGATTTCTACGATGAGCGCGAGGCGGCGCGGCAGCGGGTGGAATCGTTTGTGATTCCCGGCCCTGTCACCGGTTTGGCGCTGCGGGGCAACCAGCTGCAAGGTCAGCGCTCAATCATTTGCTATGCACCAACGGTGAATAATATTGCGGCGCCTGAGATTGGCGACACGCTGTTGCTCCAAGAGGGGCAGGATCTTGGCACCCAGCAGTTCATCAAGATCCTCAATGTGCAGCACATTGAAGCGACCTTCACTTATGAAGTGAACGGTGGCGATATTCGCACGTTCAAAGCGGACCAGTACATTCTGGAACTGTCTGCAGAGCTAAAGCGCGATTACCCAGCGTCAGACCCGAGCCCCAAACCAGCGGGGCCTTCGCTGATCTATAGCACCCAGCCCGCTACGTCTGCCAAGTATTACGGCTCCACCTCGCTTGGGGTGGCTGCGTCTTCTGGTGATTTATCCATTCAGGTAGCGGATACCTTCGCCCCGATCATCCCCACGGCCAGCAATGAAACGGCGGTGATCGATCAGCGGCCTGGCGGTTATGTGAACCAGATTGTGGCCGGCGGTTCCGATAGCGTGAGCCTGGCTGTCACGGTGGCCAGTGGCGAAACCTCGACGCTGCCAACGGCGGTGGTGCCGGGGTCTGTGTCGCTCTCGTTGGCAGGGGAAGCCTACAGCGATAAGGGCGGCATATTCGTCACCAGTGGTGGGGTGCCCGCTGGGCTGGAAGGCACCGCCATTGATTATGCAACGGGCGCGATCACATGGGCGGGTAGTGCGTCTGGTGCAACGACGCTTTCCTATAAGCCGGGGGCTCTGCGCCAGCAAATTCCCAATACCGGTAGCATCGAGATTGAGGATTCCAACCGAAACTTCAACTACGTGCTCAGCCTTGATCCGGCGCCAGCCCCGCTATCCTTGCACCTGAGTTATCGCTATTTGGGTAAGTGGTACACCATCCGTGACGATGGCACCGGCAACATGGTGGGCGATGGCTCAGGGCAGGTGAGTTACGACTCGGGCAGTGTTATCGCCACTCTGCAAGCGCAGCCAGATGCGGGCTCTGTGCTGTTCTACCGCTGGACAGATTCAAGCATTTACGTTCAGGACCCGGAGGCCTACGCAGGCGTTACCCCACTGAGCATTCGCCTGGCAAACCGCAAGGTGGTTGCTGGGTCTGTCACGCTCACCTGGGAAGCCAGTAGTGTTCAAAAAACGGCCACCGATGTGGCCGGCGATGGTTCTATTACCGGTGACGCCACAGGGCAGATTAACTATGCCCGCGGTGAAATTGATATTACCACCGCGCTTCAGGCTGATGGCGATGTGACTGTCGACTACACGCACAAGGATGAGGCCGAACTCACAACAACTGTCACTGTGCCGAACAACAGCAGCCAGGCGGATATCGTGATTGAAACGGAGTCCAGTATTGAGCCGGGTTCTGTGGATTTCACCATCACCAAGTCGGTCAAGCGGACGGTTGAGAATGATGTTGGCCAAGCGCTTAGCACTAACTATATCGATCAATCCCACTGGGTAACGGACAACGGCAACGGATCGCTGATGAGTCGTCGGGATTTTTTGGTGATCGGTACTGTGAATTATTCCACCGGCCAGCTTGTTATCGCCGGTAACACCTTCCTGAAACAGGTCAACGCATAAGGTTCGCACCATGGCAACAATCCGAATGGTTACCCGTTCTTCCCTGAGTGGTTCGGCGGCGTCGTACCGGGCAACGGTAGAGACAGAGGAAATTCGTAGCCACGATGTTGATGTGGGCTACCAACTTGCGGTGGGCACAGAAGTAACGGCCCAAGAACTGTTTGCGGGTACAGATCAAGACTGGCGTTTCTATATCACGGAAAGCTCGCCGATTGTGCCTGGTAGCGTCGTGTTAAGTATTGATGGTGAGCTGTGGTTCGATGACGGAGAAGGGCGGCTGCTGAGAAACTACAGCACCTCCACGGGAACGGGCACTGCGCTCGGGACGATTAGTTATACGTCTGGCTTGGTTACGATCAGTAGCTATTCAGGGCGGCCTGTATCGGCCACGGTGACGCCCATCTCAATTCTGATTGGCGACGACTGGAGCGTCACCCGTGGGGCGACCTTCCGAACAGCGGCGGCGCCGCTGCGCCCGAATGGTTTTACGGTGCGTGCGAATAACTTCGCGACAGGCGAGCAGTACAACGGTGAGGCTGATAATCAGGGCGTTGTTACCGGTGATGGCATTACCGGCGAGGTAACGCTCAAGGATGGTATCGTAGAGATTCAGTTTCCGGTGCCTGTAACGGCAGAAAGCCTGTACTACAACGCCGTGAGCTTTAAGCAGATCCCGCTTGATCCTGCCATCTTGGGCCTCGATCCGGTGCGGCTACCTGCTGACGGGCGCGTCCCGATTTTGCGTGATGCCGATATTCTCGTGCTTACCCATACCCAGAAGGATTTGATCGCCAGCCCGGCGGCTGACCTGGTGGTAAATGCCGGGCGGGACCTGCTCCACGATGCCTGGATTGAAGATGATGCAGGGACGCGGCTGGACCCGGCCATGTATGCGCTGGACAAGGCCGCCGGCACTGCCACCCTCGCCAACCCTTTCACTGCGCAAGACGCCGACAGTAACGCCCTGAGCGGTGACTTGCACTTTGTCCACCGGATTGACGATATGGCGCTCTGCACAGAGGCCCGTATCGATGGCACCTTGCAACTGGCGCAGCCGCTCTATCACGACTTTCCAGCCAATGACACATGGGTCGCCTCAGCCGTGTACCTGGGCGACCTGCGCGCCCGTGTGCGCAACTGGGTGAGCTACACCGTGGACCCGGGCGACTACGACGGCACCGGCCAAGAGACCACCGCAAATTACAACTTGATCGCCTACCCGGTCGCGATCGACAACCGGGGCAGTGTGCCCGAGCGGTGGAAGATCAAATTTACGTCGACAACTGCCTTCGAGCTTTACGGCGAGGAGCGTGGCCTTGTGGCCACTGGATCCACGGTAGTGGATTTTTCCCCCGTTAACCCGCAAACCGGCACGCCGTATTTCACGATCAAGGCGGATGGTTGGGGGGCTGGCTGGAGCGTGGGCAACACCACGCGCTTTGATACCGACGCCGCTGCCGCGCCGCTCTGGATGATTCGCACCGTCCTGCCCGGCCAAGCCACCGTCGACGACGACCAGCTCAAGATCGAATTGCGAGGGGACCATAACTGATGGCTGTCACAATTTACCGAAGCACAGACGCGGGCGCGCCGGCGTTTCCCGCATCCGGAGCCCAAAACGGCGCCGGATACATTATGGACGTGATGAAAGCCTGCCTCGTCGATGGCTACGGCAGCAAGCCCGGCGCGGGCTGGACGCTCGACTATGAGGACACGACGGCCGGCAAGCGCCGGATCGGGATCTCCAACGGCAACGGTGTGATCGAGTTCGTCACATGGGGATCCTATAGCCTGGGCCTGTTTATCTGGGACTCAATCACGACGCCTGGCGTCGGCCGCATCCGCGATGATGCTTTCTCTGCAGTGATGAGCGACGGGGTCAACGGCTGGAAGCATGAGGGCGCGCCGGCACCGGGCGACGAGTCCGATGAAATTGCCGGACTGTATTGCTATGGCTTTCGCAGCGGAGAGGAAAGCAATATCGCCTGGACGGTCTACGCGGACGACAAAGCCGCTTGGCTGCTATCCCACTACCCAGAGGGGCACAGCAATACAGAGCCCGGAGACAGTATAAACAGCGCAAAGAGCAACTATTACCCACAGCTTTTCATGGGCGCGCTAAAGAGCGACGACCTGCAAAGGGGAGGCGCCGGGAATTTCTTTCTTGGGTATGGCGGTATCGGGACGTCAGCAACCTCTGGCAACGCGACCAGCGGCAACCAGGGCAACATGACTTATTTCTTCGGGCTCCGGACGCCGGTCGATACCGCTCCCGCTGTAGCGAACAGTCCGCAGTATGAGCCCGCCGGCTTCGAGTGCAATCACTACCTGCGCAACCCTCTGAGCTCTGCTCGGCTTTTGCTTCCCGTACTGGTTTCGTATGAGGGGGCGGACGCGCCAAAACCGGCGTCACTGTCCAGCAGCTATGCCGACTACCAGTTCGCGGTTCTGCCAGGGGTCGCCCAGATCGGCGAACACAATAGCCAGACCTTTTTCTGGGTCGGCTACAACGAGAACAGGGGGGCGCCCTGGAGCCTGCAGCCTGCCACAATCGGCGGGATCACATGGATGCCCTGGAGCATCGGCGCCGTAAACCTTCAAGAGTGTGGAATTACCGACAACGCCGACTGGTGGTAACCGACCATGACGATCACAGCAGTAAAACTGGCGCTTGAGTCAAGCCTCGAATGGGCAGAGCTCGCGCTCACGATCAATGGTGAGGATCCGGATCCGGTGATCCGGATCCAGCCTTTCTCCCAGGGCGCCCCGATCGGTTGGGTCCGGAGCATCCTCAGCAGCCAAGAATCGATCAGGTTGCCGCGTGCGTTGCTGGGCTCGATCGTTTCTCTTGTCGGCGTAAAGTCCGACGAGTCGAAGGCCTACATTGCCCTAGCGGTCGATCTGGACAACGACGTCGAGGTCACGATCACGGCCGTTGATGAATCCGGGGGCGCAGACCCTGGCGGTGGTGGCACGCAGGCGCGGATCGCCGGGACGGTGATGATCGACGGAACGCCGGCATCCCGGGACATTGTTGTTATCTCGGATAATCCAAGCGGCCGGCAGGTGATCGCCCAAGGGCAGAGCGCCGGCGATGGCACGTTCGATATCACTTACAACGATTGGGCGGGCGCTGTCATTGCGTTGGCTCTGGACGAATACGGCGACGAGTTCACAACGGAAACCGCGCTCAATATGGGGCAGGTGGTTCATCCGGAGACCCCTAACGGGTATGTGTACCAAGTGACGGCCGCCGGCACTACCGGCACCGAGGAGCCGACCTGGTCAACGGGCGGGAGCGTCACAAGTGGGAGTGTCACTTTCAATGCCTTGCCGTACTACCGGCCGGTGGCGAGTGGCCCCCTTAAAGGTGCTCTACCTGATAGCTCTGGATCAGCGACCGGCGGCATAGAGAGTATCGTCGATATCGAAGGCGAGGCGTACAGGGTCCATGTTTTCGAGTCTGACGGAGATCTTGTTGTTAGCGGAGACGTAAACGTCGAGTTTCTTATCGTCGCAGGCGGGGGCGCAGGCGGTTCGCCTTGGCAGTATGGCGCCTCTGGCGGTGGTGGCGGTGGCGGCGTCGTTGAGGATTCTATCTCTCTCACTGAGGGCACTTATTCCGTGATTGTTGGTGATGGAGGCCTGAATCCTGAGTACACCGGCACGCCTTTCAAGGGGGCGAATGGTGGCGATAGCTCGGCATTTGGTTTTGCTGCAGAGGGCGGTGGCGGTGGCGGTGTCTACGTCGATGATAACTCAGCAGGCAATAACGGCGGCTCCGGTGGCGGTGGTGGCGGGGGAATCAATGGCAGCGACATGGCGGGCGGCGCTGGCGCTTCTAGCCAAGGTTTTGCCGGCGGCGATGGCCGGGGAGGCCAGCCCCACCAGAGAGCGGGGGGTGGCGGTGGTGGCGCTGGCGCGACTGGGGAGAGCACTCCAGCTAGCGGTGTCGGTGGGTCAGGCGGCAGCGGCAAGACTGTTGACTTTAGAGGTGCTAGCG